GACAATTACTTGGACCATCACGCTTGCGGCTTCCTAATTACCGGTTAGGGGTGTAACTCATGGCTACGATAATTACACGCTCGGGTAAGGGTGCACCCCTAACCAACACTGAGGTTGACAGCAACTTCACCAACCTCAACACGTCGAAGTACGAGAGCGGCGATAGCCCATCTTTTAGCGCCGTGAATGTTAGCGGCACGGTGACAGCTAATTCGTTTTCTGGCGACGGGTCAGCGCTTACCGGGCTTCCTGCTGGTTATACCAACAGTGACGTTGACACCCACCTGAACACTGGCACGGCTTCGTCTGGCGAGGTTCTGTCATGGAGTGGCAGTGACTACGACTGGGTTGCTGCTAGTGGTGGCATCACGTATGTGCGCAAAACGACCACATACACAGCGTCCGCAAACGAGGGTGTCATTGCTGACACTTCTGGTGGGGCATGGACCTTAACGCTACCTGCAAGCCCTTCCACAGGCGATGTTGTCATTGTTTCTGACGGGGCAGATTGGTCTACCAACAACCTGACTATTGGCCGCAACAGTTCCACCATTGAAGGCGACGCAGCCGATATGACAATGGACATCGGCGGTGTATCTGTCACTTTTGTTTATGACGGAACGACTTGGCAGATTTATGCGCAGGTAGGTGCGGGCGGTGATTCTTTAACATCGTCAGACATTGGCGTTACTGTTCAGGCATACGACGCAGACCTAACCACTTGGGCTGCAAAAACAGCACCTAGCGGCACTGTTGTGGGGACAACAGACACCCAGACGCTAACTAATAAGACGCTGACCAAGCCTGCCTTGGATGGAACAATCCTTGAGGAAGTCTATGCCCTGAGCGGGACATCCGCAGCCCTTGAGCCTGACAACGGCTCTGTGCAGACGCACACGCTGACAGGCAACACGACATACACGGACGGTTTTTCTGCTGGCGAAGCAATCACGCTGATGATTGACGATGGCACGGCCTACACCATTACTTGGCCCACGACCACTTGGGTTAATAACGGCGGCACAGCACCTACGTTGGCAACCTCTGGATACACCGTGGTTTCTCTGTGGAAGGTCGGCTCGACCCTCTATGGCGCGCTGGTGGGGGATGGTTCCTAATGTTGTGGCATAAAGCGATAGGAGCAGGTGGAGTTGGTGGCGGTGGCCCGGCGACCCTGACGTTTATCGGAACCTCTGATTACGGAGCGAGTGGTACGTCACACACATATACAAGCGTGGACATCGGCACCGCAACCAGCGACAGGATTGTTATTGTTGTTGTTCACGCTACAGGCAACACTTCTGGGACTACTGTCACTGGTGTTACTTTGGGCGGAACCTCTATGACTTCGGCTATTGCAACTACTAACTCATTTAGCACAGGCTCTATACACTATTTAGAAGTTGCCTCCGGGACATCCGCAACCATCGTTGCCTCATACAGCAGCCTTAAAGCCCGTGGCACGATTGCGGTTTATACCCTTACAGACTGGTCGTCAGCTACCCCATCATACACAGACAGCAGTACGGGGACATCGACTACGCGTTCTGTAAACATGGACATTCCGACAGGCTCTGTGGCCGTTTATGGTCTTACAGCACAGGCTTCAACTGTCACCAGTTCTTATTCAGATGCGACAGAAACGTATGACGGTGATGTTGGTGGCGCAGGGACAACCACTGCATCTGGGGCTTATCTCTACGATGCAGGGACTGCTCATACCGAAACAGTAACGCTGTCTGCAAGTCAACCGGGCATGTTACTCGGCGCAGTTTGGAGTTAAATGAATGGCAAACCTATCTGCAAAAATAGCGCCCACTGGCTTGGTAACTGACGCCACGTTTGATACCTACATCACCTCTGCTGCGCTCTCAGGCACTACCCCGTCAGTGGACGTGTCTGCACGAGATACTTACACGCTGACAACTTCTGGCAATACCACGTTTACATTCACCAATGCTCCTTCAAGCGGTGATGTGGGTTCATTCAGTCTCATCATCACGGCTGGCGGCACTCACACGCTGACATGGCCAGCTTCTGTTGACTGGGCGGGTGGCACGGCTCCTGATGCGCCTGCAAGCGGTGAGAAAGACATCTACACGTTTATGACAGTGGACGGAGGCACTACGTGGTTTGGCTTCCTCGCTGGGGATGCGATGGCATGATCTTTGGTAGCAATCAGAAGCTGTTGATGGCTCAGGCTCAGGTTCTGCTGTGGTCTGACTTAGCCTACGTAGGGTCACAGAGCCTTACTTGGAACTCAATCCCTGCTGGCACTAGGTCCTACTCAATCTCTGAAAGCGTGAGCGCCAGCAACACTTACATCATACTGACGGCCAACTCTAGCTCAACCTCAGACTACAACTCAATAACGGGGTGTTCAGTAAACGGGACAACCGCAAGTCCGTCCTTAATCTATGGGACCGCCTCGTCTTACTCCTCTTTTGAAGACAGAAGCAGTGTTGCTATCTTTACTGTCTCTGGCATTTCAGGTTCCTCTTTGGAAATAGATATATCAGCATCTGGTTCTGACACTTATAGGTCTGTGGCGGCGGTGTATAAAGTCGTCGGCCCCATAACAGTCAGAAGCACTCAGACTGACGTAGCCACCCCGGGTGATGCGACTGTATCTGCAAGTATTAGTATTCCTTCTGACGGTTTTTGCATTGCTGCTCTTGTAGCAGTTCAAAATGGGACGACTGTATCTTTTGACACTGGTGTAAGTTCGGAAACTGCTGTTACCGCTGGGGGGTATCTCGCTCTTCTTCCAGCTTCAACTGAGAATACAGGGAGCAGCTATGTTATATCAGGCGACTGGTTAGACAACGACGCTAATGGCTCCGCAAGACTTCTTTTGGCTGCTTTCAACTAAGGAGATCACCTAAATGCACCTCAAACTTACAAACGGCGTTCCCGAGAAATACTCAATCGGGCAATTGCGTCGTGATAACCCGAATACTTCTTTTCCTAAAAACCCTCCGCAGGAAATGCTGGAGAGTTATGGCATCCACCCATACACAGTGCCAGAGCGGCCAGCTTATGATCCTCTGGTTCAGAACTGCGTCGAAGGGACTTTTGTTGAAGTGAATGGCGCTTGGCTATTGCCGTGGGCTGCGGAGAACAAGCCGCAAGCTGAAGCTGAAGACAACGTTCGGTCACGCCGTGACAGCCTGCTACAAGAGACTGATTGGGTTGTTATTATGCACACCGAAAAAGGCACCAGCATTCCATCGGAATGGGAAGTGTATCGCCAAGCCCTTCGTGATGTAACAGGACAAGCAGGCTTCCCATACGAAGTCACTTGGCCAACTAAACCTTAAAATGGATGCGCTGTGGGACATACTGTTGACCGCCGGACTCGGTACAGCCGGGTTTATGCTGCGTTTTGTCTGGGTTGAGCTACAGCGCATCCAACGGCTGCTAAATATTACTCGAGAAGAAGTCGCTAGAGACTGCGTCACTTGGGACCGGATCAATACGTGCCAATTTCGAAAAACTAAAAACGGGGAAAGCCTATGAGCGAAGAGGATTTAGAGCGCCGCGTTTCTTCTTTGGAGAGTTCGCACGACGATCTGTCGGACAGCGTCAATGCGCTGAATACGACCATCGCTTTGTTGAACCAGACAGTAGTCGCGATGTCTAAGAACGAAGATAAGCGTCAGCAATTCATGGACCGCGCTCTTTTGTTTGGCGTTGGCGGGATTATGACTGCTTTTATTTCTTGGGTTATTCGAGGAGGTTTGGCCCCGTTATGATAAAGCGCATAAAGAGAAACTTTGGTTTTCTTTTAGCTGGCGCCGTTATTACCGCTGTTGCGGTGAATGTTTGGTATGAACTAAGCTATACAGGAGAGGGAAGAGAACCATGTCTGTGTACATCGACGCAATAACTCTTATCTGGGCTGGCTGCCTTTTATTTTGTTATGGCCAGTGGGTATTTACACATCGAGGCGCTGTTTCTATTATCGGCTTTATTGCCATTAGCCTTTATTTAATTGCTCAATCAGGTTGGACCGTTGCCTTTCTTCTTGGCGATGTCTGGGGCAGGGACTTGAGTAATTACATTTGGTTTATATTCAACAGCACAGTATTTGCCCTGCTTACTTTAATCTGGTTTCGCAATGAGCGGAGAAAAAAAGATGGTTAATCAAGCTGGAATGGACCTCATCAAACGCTGGGAAGGCTGTAAGCTAAAAGCGTATAAAGACGTCGCAGGCGTGTGGACGGTTGGCTATGGCCTGACCTCCGCCGCTGGTTTCATTGAGGTTGGCCCCGACACGGTTCTTACTCAGGAAGAAGCTGACTGGTATCTGGAGCAAGCTGTTAACAAGTACGCAGATGGTATCCGCAGCGCTATCACAGCACCAATCAACGAGAACCAGTTCGCGGCTTTCGTCAGTCTTGCTTACAATGTGGGCATCGCTGGGGTTCGCCGCTCGTCGGCGGTTCGTCATTTCAACGCTGGCCATCTCGACAAGGTGCCTCGCGCCATCCGTGCGTGGAATAAAGCGGGCGGGCGTGTCGTTCAGGGTTTGGTCAACCGCCGCGAGGCAGAGGTTAAACTCTTCCAGACCCCCGTTGTGTCGGTCGCCAACCAGCCGACGCCGCCGTCGACGCAGCAGCGGACAAGCCCGACACAGTCAAAAACAATGCAGGCATCGGCCGTTCAGATTGCCTCCGGCGTTGGCACTGGCATCGGCGCGTTCGCGGCCCTCGACGGTACTGCACAGCTTATCGCGGTCGGCTTCGCCGGACTGATTGTCCTGATGGCCGTGTGGATTATGCGGGAGCGTCTGAAGAAATGGGGCGAGGGGATACGCTGATGGCTAAAGACCCACGCTTAGAGCGCGCGGGTGTCAGCGGCTACAACAAGCCAAAGCGGACACCCAGCCACCCCACCAAAAGCCACGTCGTTGTCGCCAAGCAAGGCGATCAAGTAAAGACGATCCGCTTTGGTGAGCAGGGCGCTAAGACGGCGGGCAAACCCAAAGCCGGTGAGTCAGACGCCATGAAGAAAAAGCGGGCGTCGTTCAAGGCTCGGCACTCGAAGAACATAGCCAAAGGCAAGATGTCGGCGGCGTACTGGGCAGATAAGGAGAAATGGTAATGGCTAAAAAACCGATGAAGAAGGCAGCGTTTAAACCCTGCAAAGGTTGCCCGACTCCGGCCAAGTGCATGAAAGCCGGTAAGTGCTTGAGGAAGAAATAATGTGGCTCGCTGGGTTTCAGATTCCGCTGCGCTACAAGCTGTACCTGCTGGCAGCAGTAGCGTTTGTTTTTGGTCTCGTCCGCTGGCGCAACACCGCCATCGAGAACGCCATTCGCAAACTGGAGCAGAAGCAGAGAGATGAAGCCGACAGGGCGCGCAACACAAATAGGGAGGTGCGAGATGAGATCGAAATTCTGGACGACGTTGGTCTTTATAACCGCGCCTCTAGCTGGGTGCGGAACAGTGACGATTAACACTTACTGCGACACGACCAAGGCGCTCTACTTCGACACCGCAGCCACACCAGAGTGGTTACTACAAAACGACCGTGGGCTACTCACGGACATTATCATTCATAACGAGACGCGAGAGCGCATATGTAAATAAGGAGGCCAAAATGCCCGCCATCACAATCCGGTCTTTCGGCGGCATCGCACCCGCAGTGCCTCCACGTTACTTGCAGAACAGCCAAGCCCAGATCGCCATTAACTGTCCGGTTTTTCGTGGCAGCATTCAACCGCTAACGGATGTGGGTGCCAGCCTTCTGACGCTTCCCAAAGCGGGAACTCCACAGACGATCTATCGGTTCGGGCAGGACACTGTGTCTGATACGCAGCACTGGTTCCACTGGACCACTGACGTCGACGTCTGCCGCAGCCAGATAGCAGGGGACACGTCCGAGTGGACGTTTTTTACTGGGGATGGTGCTCCTAAGGCCACCTATGCTGCGCTCGCACTCACCGGCTCCGACTACCCAGCTGCCGCGCGCCGCCTCGGACTACCAGCCCCCACGTCCGCGCTAATCGCTACTGAGAACGGTACGCCTGACACTACCGACACAACTGAAACACGCGTGTACACATATACTTGGGTGAGCAAGGAAGCCGGTTTTGAAATCGAGTCTGCGCCAGCTCCGGCCGCGCTGGATGTGGAGATCACGTCGAACCAAACAGTTACTCTGTCGGGGTTTGCGACTGTGCCCACCGGCGACTACAACGTTACCCACAAACGTATCTACCGCTCAGTAAACGGCGTGTATCTATTCGTTGCTGAGGTTACGGCTGCGACAAGCAGCTACGAAGACAGTGTCGCCGCCGACGCGCTGGGTGAGGAAATTCCGTCGCTTTATTGGTCTCAGGCCCCGGACGATCTTTCCGGCCTAACCAACTTACCTAACGGCATGATGGCTGGCTTTGTTGGGCGTGATGTATACTTTTCGGAACCTTACCGCCCGCACGCTTGGCCAGAAACTTACATGCAGACGGTCGACTACCCCGTAGTCGGCTTAGGCCGCATGGACACCACACTAGCGGTTCTGACTACGGGTGTTCCGTACCTTATGCAGGGGTCTCACCCCGACAGCGTGGCGGTAGTAAAATCAGACCTAGAGCAGGCGTGTGTTTCGAAACGCAGCATTGTCAGCTTTGGTAGCGCCGTGATCTACGCGGCCCCAGACGGCCTTATGATGCTGTCCCCCGGAGGCTCCTCCATCGTGACGCAAAACCTGTTTAATTATAAACAGTGGCAGGAGTACTTTGCGCCGGAGAGCATCCACGCTTACGCTCACGACAACCAGTACATTGGTTTCTACGATAACGGAACCACCAGTGGCGGGTTTATTTTCGACGTAATCAGCAAGCAGTTTATCTTACATGATATTTACGCGACCGCAGGCTACCGAGACCTCCAGCGCGATAAACTATTCTTGGCGTTCAGTGATCGCTCGCTGAAGACTTGGTTTGCCGGTAGCGCCAAGAGCTACACTTGGAAGTCCAAGCGTATGACCATGCCACAGATTATGGGCTTCTCCTGCGCGCAGCTGGAGGCTGAAACCTACCCGATGACTTTAAAGGTAATCGTGGATGACACGGTGATCCACACCCAAACGGTCCAGAGTCGTAACCCATTCAGGCTACCGGCCAAAGTTGGACGCGATTGGGAGCTTCAAGTTGAGGGCGTATACGAGGTATTCTCGTTGTCCTTGGCAACCTCAATGACGGAGCTTGCAAGTGGCTAAACTTCCAACAATCGTAAGTGACATCCCACGTGACCTGCGCATGTACTTAGAGCGGGTTAGGGAAGCCCTTAACGCCAACGGGGATAATGCGCTTGTCACGGTGAAATCCCTAGAGACTTACGGTCTGGTAAGTAGGCAAGGCAACTTGGTCACACCACTGACGCAAGTTGGCGACTATGAAGCGCCACCGGCTCCGCTAAACTTAACTGCCGACGGCGCACTCGCCAGCATTATTTTATCTTGGGATACTCCGACCTACAGAGGACACGCGTACACAGAGATATGGGCTGCTCAGGAGCCTGACGGTGGTGGCGTTCCCGATATTGGTGAGGCGGTCCTTGTTGGTATGTCGCCGGGAACTGCTTTTTCCCATACGCTTGGTGCCAATTCTACGCGTTGGTATTGGATTCGTTTTGTTAACATTGCTGATGAGGCTGGCCCATACAACGCAGTAGACGGGGTAGAGGCTTCGACGGGCCAAGACCCGGGCTACCTCATGGACGTTCTAAGTGAAGCCTACGGCACCGGAAGCGAGTCGCCGTATTTTTACCTTACCGCTCCACAGACGATCAATGGTGTCACTGTGCCCGCTGGCACCTACATGTACGGCGCATTTATTTACAATGGCTCGATAACTAACGCCAAGATCGGGGACGCTGCGATCGACACCGCAAAGATCGCTGACGCGGCAATAACGACAGCCAAGATTGTGGATGCTGAGATTACCACGGCTAAGATCGAAGACGCCGCGATCACAACCGCCAAGATCGAAGACGCTGCGATCACAACGGCCAAGATCGCCAATGCTCAGATCACCAATGCGCTGATCGCTGACGCAACTATCGACTTGGCCAAGATCGACACCGCGACGATCACCGACCTGTCGGCAATTACTGCGGACATGGGTGTAATAACCGCTGGTAAAATGCAGTCCGACGACGGTCTTTTTGTCATCGACCTCGACAACAAGACTATATCTATTGAAACGTAGGTGTTAACATGGGTGTTGACACGAAAGCAGATAGCTACATAGCGAAGCGGTTGCAGGTTTGCTACCAGTGTCGCTACTATGTGTCACTGACGAAGACTTGCGGTGTGTGTAAATGCTTCATGCCGCTCAAGGCTAGAATGACAAAAACAAGATGCCCGATCCACAAGTGGGGTAGGGAGGACGATAGCGAGGTCCGATATGGAGAAACTTTACGGCGTTGACTGGCTGGATACCCACGGCGAGTTTGCGTTCTCGCACGCTCATGTGGTGGCGAAGATTGCCGAAAAGGTTTACTCCGACGTAGCCGGTGAGATGTACCTCGCCAACCATAAAGGGCAAGTTACACTTGCTGACACGTTGTCAGATAATGTCTACGCCCACGTCGTTATTTCTCGCGACGAAACCCCGGACGCAACCGAAGATGATCTGGCGCGGCTCAACTCCACTGGTGTCCCGTTTCTGAAAATCTGCATGCCGAAGGGCCGCTTTCGCATGCTGTACCCCATCGCCATGAAGACGAACATGCCATGGGAGAACCGCCCTTGGGTGGAGGGGAACTCGGACTGCTATCGACTGGCACTGGATTACTACCGCCGCGAGCTTGGTATTCCTGTCAGGGCAGTGCCAACGCCTCCGAATTACACAGTGATGATGGCGCAGTACGCAGCCAACAACCTGTTCCTTGAGAACTGGCAATCCAGCGGTTTTGAGCAGGTATTGGCACCAGAGCACGGCGACGCACTCCTGATTAAGTCTGGCCTTGCTACGTTCGACGGCCCCGACCACGCGGCTGTATACATCGAAGGTGGAAAAATGCTC